GAGAAGTTAAATCAGTTGTTGATGTAACACCTAATGTAGAAATACCACTTATATTTAAAGTTTGTGATGTTAAATTTGTAGTACTAGTAACACCTAATGTAGAAATACCTGATACATTAAGTTGTTGTGATGTTAAGTTTGTAGTACTAGTAACTCCTAAAGTACTGATACCTGATACATTTAACTGTTGTGAAGTTAGATTAGTAGTACTTGTAACACCAAGAGTTGTTATACCTGATACATTTAACTGTTGAGAAGTTAAATCAGTTGTTGATGTAACACCTAATGTAGAAATACCACTTATATTTAAAGTTTGTGATGTTAAATTTGTAGTACTTGTAACACCAAGAGTTGTTATACCTGATACATTTAACTGTTGTGAAGTTAGATTGGTTGTACTGGTAACACCTAAAGTACTGATACCAGAGATACTTAAAGAAGTACCTACAATATCAGTACCAGAGATAGAACCACCAATCAATGAACCATTAACATAAAACCCATCAGAAGAAGTAACACTACCAATAAAATTTCCACTACCATTAACCCAAAGTTTCATTGTTGGATTTGTGGTTCCAATACCAACATTAAAGGAACTATTACCAGAAATCCAAGAATTTGTGTCAGAACCAATATTTAATTGATCAGAACCAGTGGTATTTGGTAATTGAACATTAAAACCAAATGCAATATTTCTATCACCAGAGGTTTGAGTACATCCTGCATAAGCACCAAAGAAATTATTATACCTTCCAGTGGTGTTTGCAAATCCTGCCCTATTACCTAAGAAGTTATTGTTACATCCAGTGGTGTTGCGGTGTCCTGCACAACGTCCAAAGAAGTTATTGTTACATCCAGTAGTATTACAATATCCCCCCTCAAATCCTAAGAAGTTATTAAAAGATCCAGTGGTGTTATATCTTCCTGCAAATCGTCCTAAGAAATTATTACAAGATCCAGTAGTATTCCAATATCCTGCAGATTTACCAATAAAGTTATTAGAGTCTCCAGTGGCATTCTGAGTTCCAGCACCTGTACCAAAGAAATTATTATCAGTTCCAGAGGTATTATTTTTTCCTGCATAATTCCCCAAGAAATTATTACCAGTTCCAGAGGTATTATTTCTTCCTGTACATTGACCAAAGAAGTTATTATATTGTCCAGAGGTATTAGATCTTCCTGCTTGAGAACCAGCAAAGAAGTTATGAGTACCAGAAGTAATAGAACATCCAGTATTAGTATCACCAATTATTATGTTATTATTACTAAAACTTACAACATTAGAGAATGTAGAAATACCTGATACATTTAACTGTTGAGAAGTTAGATTAGTAGTACTAGTAACACCTAAAGTACTGATACCACTTATATTTAACTGTTGTGATGTTAAGTTGGTTGTACTAGTAACACCTAAAGTGCTGATACCAGAAACATTAAGTTGTTGTGATGTTAAGTTGGTTGTACTAGTAACACCTAAAGTACTGATACCTGATACATTTAACTGTTGTGAAGTTAGATTAGTTGTTGATGTAACACCAAGAGTTGTTATACCTGATACATTTAACTGTTGTGAAGTTAGATCAGTAGTACTGGTAACACCTAAAGTACTGATACCTGATACATTTAAAGTTTGTGATGTTAAGTTGGTTGTACTAGTAACACCTAATGTACTGATACCAGAAACATTTAATTGTTGTGATGTTAGATTAGTAGTACTAGTAACTCCTAAAGTACTGATACCAGAAATACTTAGTGCAGTACCTACTAAAGCAGTACCAGAGATAGAACCACCAATTAATGATCCATTAACATAGAATCCATCAGAAGCAGTAACACTACCAATAAAATTTCCACTACCAACAACATGTAGTTTTGATGTTGGATTTGTGGTTCCTAATCCAACAGAACCAGAAACATATGCGCCACCAACAATTTGAAGTCTTTGTGATCTTGTTCCTGTTTCTGTTCCTCCACCTATAAGAACTGAACCATTAGTGAATGTAGAAATACCAGAAACATTTAACTGTTGTGATGTTAAGTTGGTTGCTGATGTAACACCTAAAGTGCTGATACCAGAAACATTTAACTGTTGTGAAGTTAGATTAGTTGTTGATGTAATTCCTAAAGTGCTGATACCAGAGATACTTAATGATGTTCCTACTACACTAGTACCACTAATAGATCCACCAACAAATTTGGTGGAAGATAATACTCCAACAAAATATCCATCACCATCAACCCAAAGTTTTGATGTTGCATTCGTGGTTCCAATACCAACCTTACCAGTAACCTCAAGTACTGTTTTATCTTCGGTATAAGAAACAATACCGATCTTAAGATTTTGTTGACGATTACTGATATACTTTGCCATTTTAGTTAAGTGTTTCTAGAATACTACCAATGAACTTTAAATTTGATGCATTACTACCAGATAATACTAAATTATCTCCACTTTCCAAGACTAACTTTCCGGGAAGAATATTTGCAGTATCATTTGCCGAGATTGGATATTGTTTTAACATTTCTGTGGTAACTGCTACTCCAACTACACTTCTTCGATGTGATAATGAAACATCATGCGAAGATGCCCCAATATTTGCGACTTGAGCCAAAAGAACAACACCAGTATAACCAACAGGTGCAGTATATACTGCGGTTGGGCTTGTTGATACAACTGCCGTAATTGTTTTAAATATATTAAGTGCTAATGCCATTTTTTTAATCTCCTCCTAATGCGAGTATGAATGGTGTCATCGCAGAGAATAAACTCTTAGAATAAAAAGTACCAGAAATAGTTCCGGTTTGTTGATTAATCACAACACCATCACCAATACGAAAATTACCTGATTGGTCTGTTGATGTGAATACAACCAGACCACCATTTCTCATATCAATCTCATTATCTTGAATCGTAACCCCACCTTGATTAGGAAGAGCACTATCAATATTAGTTCCAGAACCAATGTATTCCAAAGAATGTCCTGATGCTAATACCCGACTTTGCTTAAAGAAAGGAACAGTTGAACCAAGACCGACTACATAAGGAACATTATCATTCACCGTAATCGTACAAATACCACCAGATATTGGTGTTGATCTTAATATAGAATAGTAAGTTGGAATTAGATTTGCAGTTCCTGTTGCAGTATTAATTCCAGAGTTTGGTGATGCAAAAGTTACTGTTGGTATTCCTGTGTATCCTCTTCCATTAGAAACCATTTCTATAGAAGTCACAGAACCATTTGTAACTTCACCTACGGCAGTTGCAGAAACTCCCCAAGGTTCACTTGGATCACTAAAAGTAATGTCCACATTTTCAGTATAACCAGTTCCACCAGAACCAACAGTCACACCACCAACAGTATAATAAAGTTCATCAAAATACACTACCTGACCGTCATAAGGTCTTGTGGTATTTATTTTAACAGTTCCACCAGAATTATAGGTATGCGAAAGTGTAGAAACTCCAACATAAGCGGAGAAACTATTTGCGGCACCAATAGCAGCAACCTCAAAGATATATCCATAATCTCCAGAAGGGAAATTTGCAATCGTGCTAATTGAAACTACACCACCATTCACATAACTATGAGTAATTGTAGATGTTCCTACATTTACGACAAATTGATTAGATGCCGGTAATGATATTACATCGAAAATATAATTTGAGTCTCCATTATTATCCCCCGGTGCTGGTGGAAAATATGCCGTAGATATACCACCACCAGAATTACAAGAAAATACCAAATTAGACATCGTAACACTAATCCCAACAGTAAAATTGTGATTAGTAGATGTCGTTACTGTTAAAATACCAGTCGTACTAGTATAATTTGCGGTACTAATATTATAATTAGTAACTGTGTTCCCTGAATTGCAATTAAATTTTAATCCAGAAATTGTTACACCCATTCCAACATTAAAGTTGTGATTTGAAGATGTAGTGACCGTAACAATTCCACTCACATTATCATAAAGAGCACTACTTACATTCAGTGTTGGAACATTTAAATCTAAAATAAAAGTATCACTATCGGCTGCTGCGACAGTTGTAATAATTCCAGTATATTTTTTTGGGCCAACACCATCGGCAACTAATCCATAATTACCAAATGATGAGTTAGAGTTCGTTAAATCACAAGCAGAACCAGAACCACAGAAAATCGCAGTCTCATTACAGATAGTGAAAAGTGAAACTAACTGTGCATATCCTTCATTTGTAATTGAGACTCCAATACCACCTTGATTATATTGTGTATAAGAATCAACAACCATAGACTTTGTTGGTCCTATTGCCTTGGAACCATCAATCTTCATTCCAATACTATTTGGAATAAAATTCGTACAGTTCTGTACATATGGAGAAGCATTAAAATATCCAACATTTACTGGATTAAAAGCAACGATTGCCTTACCAGAATTTAATGACCCAGTAAAGGACATTTCTGCAATATAATCACCATTTGCAACATAAAACAAATCTTCATTTGCATTCTGTGGTGATACTGATACTTCTCTTAAACTATCACCAATAATACTTACTTGTTCTGGAATTGTTATAGGATTATTTTCTACATAAGATCCAGCACTAACTTTAATAACAGTTCCTGCTCCTGCTGTTGCGATTGCTCCTGCGATTGTTGCTTTTGCGTCTCCAAGTTTTCTTCCTGTGTTTGTATCACTTCCATCTTTCGTAACATACAGAATATTTGTAACTGTTGTACCGGCACCAAGACTTACAACATCAGTTCCTATAC